CAGGGGAGAGTGACTAACATGACAACAGTAGAACGCAAGGATTTGATCGGCCAGACAGTGAAGTACAAGACAGCAGGGGAAGGGTTCTTAATTGATGTTAAGGTATTGGACCACAAGGTCAGCTATGGTAGGGACAGGTATTTGATTACACCAAGACATGATGGTGAAGCCAAGTGGGTAGAGAGTATTTACAGAGTCACAGACGATCACAGTCAAATCTAAAGCTTAACTGAAGAGGTCTTATTGACTGAAAGGGGCTGACAACCCCTCTTAAGCATAACAGACTTGCAATTTGGTGAGGACGTGCTATACTTAGACAAAGAAAGGGAGGGAATAAACTATGAATATTACACTAATGACAGGCAGGACAGGAAGGCCGGTAGCAAATCAATACAAAATAGTGGCAATTGAAGACGGCATGACAGTAGAATATTTCCAAAGTTATAAAAGCACCATAGCACGAAAAGAATATTCAAGCGAAGGTAAAATTAGCTTGGATTCGCGCTTCTGGGATTATAGCGTCACAACAGGCAAATATCGCAATCAGTTCTTAGGTGAGAACAAAGCAGAAACACTTAAGAAAATCAAGTCGGGTGAATACAAGCTAGTCAATCTAAACGCCTAACGGCAGAAAGTAGGTGTAACATGACTACGCAATTAATTGAAGACGTTAATGTCTACCATCGAGTCAATAAAGAATGGGTTATAGTTAAAGGTCGTACAATAGATGATTTTTTTGATGGTCAAGCTGTGGTGGTTCACCGTGACTTAACTAAGTTGAAATTGTATACTACTACAGATAAAAAAACGGGTTGTCGTATCGCTTCGGGTGTTACACAAACCGATTCTATTACTAAGTCACATGCGTTATTACACCAATATGGTGTAGAAACGTACCGCGAATGTCAACAAATAGCAATAAAACAGATTGAAAAAGACAGGCAACAAATTCTAGGTATTCAAGAACAGGATAAAAAACATTTTGAATATCAAAATAGAGAAATAAACGATTCTGTACGTCGTCGCGGTATGTCACCGATCACAGTAGACATGATTTTAGACATGGCTAAGGTCTATTTAACGGTAGATTGTTTTAAGGAAGGGGTGTAACATGTATCAGATTATCTATAAAAATGAAGTTGTAGACGAAACAGAAACACGTAAAGAAGCAGAGTTTTTATCCAAAGAGTATTCAATGGCTTTTAATTATCCTTGTCGGATTAAGGAGGTCTTAACATGAGTTTACTTAATCACAAACAAGTCAAGGCGTACTTCAAGAGCAACGGTAAACAGGTATCAACACAAGCTTTACAGTCCTTGGAGGACATGGTACAACTAAAGCTTAGGGCAAGTATTGAGAATGCCAGACAGTTTAAGCGAGTAACAGAAACCGAGGTTTTATTCGCTTTTGGGGGTGTGAAATGAGTAACTGGAGTCGTTTTATTTGGTTTATGATGGGGATGTATGCTTTCGCGTTGATTTTAGTTGGTGTCATACATGCAAAGGCAGGTGTTTAATGAAATATAAAACTTTTGGTAAGGCAGTTAAAGCAAGTTCTTATTTAGTCAAGTTTACAAAAATACGACCGCACAAAGGAATTTTCATAGTTACCATGAAGGTGTTAAGTGAAATAAGAAATAAGAAAGGGGTATCCAAATGAATATTTGGCAAAGACTGAGGTTATTTGTAGTAGGCGTGCTTCTGATAATGTTTGTATTCGCATTGAAAGCTCAAGCATTTACGGACGCAAGCTGTGACGCACTCCGTAGACAAGGTTGTGAATGTGAAGCATACGGAAACACGATAATGACTGATTGTAGTGCTATTAGAGGTGAAGAGAAGGAAGCAGATGTTGTAAAGATTTGGTCATACCTGCATGTGCTTGAAGAACGCATGGTCAAGGTAGAGGAGGCCGTACAATGAAGCCAGGTGACATGTTAAAAGACAAGCTAACAGGTAAGCCCATGAAGTTGATTAAGTTTTTGAATGACGACGAATCGCTGTTGCTAGTGGATTTTGACGGCAAAGGCGAGGTCATGCTAATAAGAGAGGAAGTGGAGTCATGTACATAAACAAGATTTATCGAGTGCGGTTTAAGCGCATAGTGTGGGTTGACACCATTATTGTGGCTGCAAATCAAGAAGAAGCCATAGACCTGGCCTCAGAACAAGCAGATTTTGACGATCAAGACCATACTTCAGCAGAGGACTCAGAATTTGATGTGGAGGAAATGAAGCCATGACAACTAAAAAGAAGCGTTGGAAATGCCACGGTAGAGTAGGGTGTCCTAATAGAGCGCCCAAAGAGGGTATGTGTTTACAATGTAGTCGCAAGAAATACGGGGGTTGGTTAGACGTTCCAGTAGGTGCAGAGAGAGGTAGAAAACAAGCTATAACGAGTGCAAAATACGAGTAAATAACTTAGAACACTTAATCCTTGACCTCGACATTTGCGTGTCTACCCTTAACTACTAACGGTAATGATTAAATGTAGTCACAGTAACAACTTACGCGAGTCTACGTACTTTTGAAACCGGGGAGGGCAAACGAGACTTTTTATAAGTGCCTTAGTAGTTAAGGGTTACAACAAATAGAGTCATTTTCGAAGTTGACATTTTTTCCGGTGTGTCAAAATGGCACACTTTGATGTAAGCTGTTAAGGCATCGGTAGATAGCACAAGAAAACTATTTTTGTAAAAATATCTTTACATGTCTAAAGTGTGTTTTTATTGGGTTTAGGGACCACGGCAAATAGGCCAAAAACCGATAGTCTGCTACTTTTAAAAAGTATGATGATAAGTATAATTCCTAGTCACTTGACATACCCTGGAAACATCAAGCATACTTCCTGTAGAGAGGTGATTATGTTTAATGTAAACGACGCACATAAGAACATGACTAATTTAACTCAAGCGCAGGCTCAGAAGTGGACGCTTATAGCCAATGCTGAAGCCGAACGTCTTAAGAAATTGCCTGAAACAAAGAATTGGGAAGTCAAAAAATATTCTGTTAAGAAAGCAAATCTAGCACTCAAAGGGAAGAGGGAGGAGAGAATATAATGAAGGCTACTAAAAAGAAATTTATTTTTACTGCTAAGTGGGACAGTGCGCAAAGTTATTTAAAATTTGGTGAAGGCACGTATGCTCAACTGTACTTAGCGCATCAACCAGCAACTTGTGTAGTTGGGGCTGCACTCAGAAAATGGTTAGGCGATAAACCACGCAAGAAGGTGACGATAACGGTGTCCAAATGAAAAAGATAGATCCTGAACAATTATCTAAAGACATTGAAGCCATACCAGTTTGCAGTAAAGCCAAGAACATGATTAAAGCGTTGTTTGCAAATAATTTTGATGTAAACTTTCCAGTGCCAGTACCTATTAAAATGGGACAAATACGGCACAAGAAAAACGGAGAAATTTTTATGGTAGGCAATGTTTTTTCAAACGAACAGAAACAAACAATGAATGTCATTTATTTGAGAACTGGCATAATACACACTCAATCATTTACTTCTGTTGGTTGGGAGTGGGTAGAAGAGTGTCCAGTTATTGCAGAGTCCTTTGAAAAATATGTTACGGAGAGATTTTAATGGAACCTAGAAGCCCTGAAAAGATATTTCACTTTGGCGTAAGTCCTTCAATGATTAAGAAGTGGTTACTCTGTCGTAAACGCTGGTATAACGAGTATATCCTGGGTCTAAAGGCTCCACGTGACCAGAAGGGGCCGTACATGGTCTTTGGTTTGGCTTGGGATACCTTTATTAAAGCTTATTTTATGACCGATGCAGACGACAAGAAACTACTAGAACAGTTCAAACTCGACTTTCCGGTGTCCCTGGACAGTACCGCACGTACCCAAGACCTTGGGTTGCGTATGATCCGCAAGTATATCAAATCTTATCCACGTACAACAGAACCGTTTAAAATAACCGAAATTGATATTAAAGGGCAAGTCGATGTACCTGGCCTAGATGTTCCCCTAAATGTGATCTTAGACGGTATAGGCAAGTACAGGGAAGGTAATTGGGTCCTGGAATACAAGACTACCTCTAGACTAGGAGGTAAATACTTCAACCAATTCAAAGTAGACTTCCAAACCAATTGCTATATTTATTTCGCGCAGAAGCATTTTAAAGAGAAGTACGAAGGTGTTTACTTTGATGTAGCTGGGTGCAAAAACACAGTTAATCGTGATAGTTTTAATCGTGACGATGTAGTGGGGTGTAAAACTCAGGCACAAGTAGACTTTTCAATTAAACAATTTGCAACTCAGGCGCAAGACATGTTAGACTATGTTCGGAAGCACTGGGAAGATCCAACTAAATTTGGTTTGGCATCAACTAGCACTTCTTGTTTCGCGTTCAACGTACCGTGTCCTTATTTGGAATCCTGTGAATTTATGGACAACGTGAAGCTGGTAGAATACAAATTTGAGAAGAAGGGCGAACACAACGTAGGAAATATTTTAGCGAACCTGGGAGGGTCAAATGAACAAGCCTGATTTGATGATTAAAAGAGTAGAGAATGGTTATATTATGACAGATATGTGCGGTAATATGTACTCTTCTGATGTACACAAAGTATTCTTTTCTATTCAACAAGTTCTGGATTCAGTGCATCGTTATTTTGAACCCGATACAAGAATACGCAATGATCTCGATAACAAAGCATTGCATAAATGGTATGCCGATATGAAACAAAATTCAACAAGACCCAAGGAGGGTATTTAAATGGACATTATCAAAGCCAAGGACTTAAAGTTTGATATCAGAAAGTTGTTAATTATAGGTGTGGAGAAATCAGGCAAGACCACGTTTATCAGTACCATGCCTAGACCCATTCTTGTGTTTGCAGGTGAAACAGGTGCGGAATCCAGGTTTGCAGGTCAAGAAGGCATCGACTTTGTACGCTGTTACGATCAAAAAGGTGAGATGCAAGGTGCAGGGATCAGACGTTTTGAAAAGAACTTCAAGGAATTGTGTTCCCTTAAACAGTGTCCGTACAAAACCATTGCAATTGATCCCCTGAGTTTTCTTAGCGATGCCTTTGGCAGAGAAATTGACCGTACTAACCCAGGTTTAAAAGGAAGTAGCAGTACGTTCTCGTACTGGGGTAAACTTAAGGACAAGCATATTGATTACTTGGATAAGATCCTGGGTTTGTCAGAATATGTTGTCGTTACTTCACACGTAAGACTAATAGAAGATCAGACCACAGGGTCTAAGAGCTTCTTAACCGATCTCCAAGGCAGTATTAGAGACTCAATCGGTGGCTGGTTTGATGCCGTCCTGTTTACAAAGGTTGTGCCTCAAGGCAACAAGGCCAAGTTCACGCTTCAAGCCATACCCAATGCTCAGAAAAAATGTGGAGTTCGTGTACCACTAGGTAAGGAACATTGCATTGGCGCAGAGCTGCCACCTAATTATCAAGAGATCATGGCTTTGTTGAATAAGCCAGAGACTCCGAAGAAATGAGTAAAGGTGATTGGAAACGTCATGTAGATCCCAGGTATGAAAAGGAATCTGAGGCGACTAAGAAAAAGTTGTTTGGTGGTAGATGTAGGTTGCCACACGAACACGGAAAGGATTGTCCAAATGACGAGGTCATTAAAAAGAATTAAACCCATGATGCAGGAGTTAGAGAAGGTTTGGAGAAAATACCCAGACCTTAGATTGGGTCAACTCATTTGGATGCTTACTGGTAAAGACGATCCATTTTATGTTGAAGATTACACTATAATGAAGTCGATGTTAGAAAGGAAATTTGAAGATGCCATACATAACACCGAAGGAACGTAATTTTATTCAAGTAGATAAAGGTTTGTGGGATTTAGTTGCTTGGCTGGAAACAGTGACTATTGAAAAACGTAAAGGATACATAGCTTACATCGTAAATTATGTTGCTAAGCACAGTTTCAATCAAAACTATTTCGGTAAATCAACTGGAACCGATGCCATAAGAAGTGCTTTTGTAGAAATGAAAAGGGATCTTATAATATATGAAATCAAGAAAAAAGAAGAGAATGGTGAAGTCTAATGAATAATACAGGTCCAGCAGCAACAGTAATTATAACATGGAAAGATGCCTGTGACTTTGATGATATCAAACATGCTAAGAAGCCGTGTCCCCTTAGACAATCAATTGGATATTTAATGGGTACAAACGTTGACGGTGATTATATTGTCTGTCATTTACTTGACTTACAAGGGAATTTTGTGAACACAGAAGATAATAGTGAAGGCATTGTTATACCTAAAGAAATGGTTACAAAAATTGATTACTTACGAAAAGAGGTAGATTTAGATGCCAAAGAAACTAAAGGGTGTTAAATACGATCAAGACAAAATTCGCACTGATTTAATCCCTGTGGAATGTCTCATGGGCCTCGCTAAGATTTACACTATGGGAGCTAAGAAGTACACAGATGATAACTGGCGTGAAGGCATGGCATGGCACAGAGTTTATGGTGCAACACTTAGACATTTGTTTGCGTTCTGGTATGGAGAGGACAAAGACGAAGAGAGTGGATTAAGTCATTTACTGCACGCAGCATGGGGTTGTTTTACATTGTATTGGTATTGGTTGTACGGAAAAGGAACTGATACCAGGTGGTCTAATGCACAAGTATTAAAAAAGAAGGCTTCATAACTAGATTTTAAGAAGTGTAGGTGCAGTAAAAATCCAAAAGGAGGTAGTGAAAATGGAAGAGAATCAAGCAGGTTTTGACATTAACAATCTACCCTTCGACGATGTGCAGGAGTCGAAAGACTATGCAGCGGTGAAGGCTGGATCGTATAGGTTGAAGGTCGAAGAGATAAAGCAGGAAATGGATAACAAGAATCGTCCTGTTATCAACGTGCGTCATAGCATCGTTGGTGAAGCTGAAACTGTTAGCCCTGGAGAAGTGGGTGGCATTTTCAACACTTTGTATCTTCACACACCTAAAGCGTTTGGGTTCTTGCGTCGATTTGTTGAAGCTCATGGAAGCACATGGGATGATTTCAAGACAAATCGTGACGTTTCTCAGTTTGTGGGAGCTGAAGCTGATGCTCATGTTCAATTACAAACTAAGGACAAAGACGGGAATGACCTTGCTAGTCCAAAAAATCGGATTGGCAAGTATTTAGTTGAAAAAGTAACTCAGTAACCGAATTTCCTTCCCTCGGTCTGAGTTGGGGGAGTAGAGGTCGTCTGGCCTCGCTCCCCACCTTTTCTTATCTTAAAGGAGGTAATGAATATGGGAATGATTAAAATTGAGATGTTAGGTAGTTTTCCAAAAGACGAGAAAGTATTCAAAGCACAAACACATGGACACGCACATGCAGTCAATGCTGCTATTAAATGGTTATCTAACCGTATGAAAGAATCTATAAATTTAGATCATCAACTTAGTGCAGAAGGTGTAAAACCAGACGAAGGTTTTACAAAACTTTAATAGATTTACTGTGCAATAGGGCGTTAGACGCTTTCTTGCGTCTCTCGAAATAGCATGGCAAACCTGAACAATCCCTATATTGTCAGGTCCTTTGCTTAGGAGGTACAAATGGAAGTCTTAGATCAAGTAGTCAATAATCCCACTTACATGATTGTGGGTGAGTGTCCTGGAGAACACGAAGTAAAAGAAGGCAAGCCATTTGTAGGTAAATCTGGTGAATTGATGACCAAATTACTTGCAATGGTGGGCATAGATAGAAAGGAGTGTTATATAACCAATGTCATTCAAAAACGACCACCTGGAAATAACTTCGGAGTCTATTATCACGACTCCAAAAGGACAAAAGAAACGGCTGAGTTACTCGAAGGATACGTACAACTTAAGTCCAAAATCAATAGTGTTAAACCCCGAATTGTTATCGGCTTTGGTGGGGAAGCACTTAAGGCTGTGTGTGGATGTTCTGGAATTGAGTCGTGGCGAGGAAGTATCTTTCAAATTAACGATCAAACCAAAGCGGTGTGTACTTTCCACCCCAATCAGTTAATGCGGAGTGGAAACCGAAACTTCTGGTATTTGCCAGCAACGCTGATTGATTTGCAGAAGGCTGTAGAGGAATCCGATAACCCCAATCCTCCACACGAACCCAAAGTGGAAGTTGTCACGGACCCCGATGAACTCGATAAATGGTTTGCAACAGCAGGAGTCACCACAGAATATGGTCGTCTCTTTAGCTTTGATATTGAAACCACGATGCAGGGTGGTAGTAAAATCATTTGTATGGGTTTTGCAAGTGGGCCAGGAGAAGCAATTGTGGTACCGTTCATTGATCTCGGTAATTACATGGACTTGTTCGAGCTTCAAGCCGTTATCAAGAAGTGGATGACTTCCACAGAGATTAAATGGGTGGCACAAAATGGTTATGGTTTTGACATCAACTATATCAGGAATTGCTTGAAATGGGAGGTCAAGAACTTTTTCTTTGACACGATGGTAGCACATCACGTGCTGAATCCTGAATTACCACATGATCTAGGTGCTTTGACAAGCTTTTATACTAGAATTGCTTATTACAAGCACTGGATTAAAACAGAAGACCCTAAAATATTTTTGAAGTACAATGGTTACGATGCCGTAAGTACATGGATTGTAGCGCAGCGTGAGATTCAAGACTTGATTAGACGTGGACTGTGGGATTTGTATCAAACCTATTACCATCGACTTCTAACAAGTTTGCGTCAAATGAACTGGAGGGGTATAAAAATTGATAAAGAATATCAGAAAACGCTTAAACAAGAACTTAAAGAAGAAGCTAAGGTCATCCAGAAAGAACTCAACACGTTCTACCGTAAGCACACAACGACTTCCCATGATAATATTAAGCTTAGACGGCTTGGCAGACTTAGAGACGGAGGACGTAAGACTATAAAGTTTCCGAACAAGAAGAAAGGTAAGATGACTAGGAAACGGATAGTCAGTTTCATTAAGCAAGTAAACAAGGATATCGAGAAGAAAGAGGTTATTAACGTGAGATCATCTGTACAGATGCCTAATTTCCTTTATGACATCTTAAAATTACCTCGGTATAGAGGCAAGAATACAACCGATGAAACCACGATTAACAAGCTCTACATTAAGACAGGGCATGAGTTCTTGAAAGAGATCATTAAGTTACGTAGAGCCAGTAATATGCTCTCGAAGTATGGTAAAATGAAGACTGATAGCAAAGGATTCGTGAGAACGACTTATTCTTTTGCGGAAACAGGTAGACTTCGCTCTGGGAAATACGAAGCAAAATAAAATGGAATGGTTAAATAATTGTTTTACAACAATAGAATCTGAAGATGGCGTTTCAATAACAGTTAGATTACAGCATAAATATGACAAAGATGGATTTTGCATATTCTGTGGTAATACGGAGGCTACGAAGTGGAAAATATGAAGCTAAGTAGAACAATAGACATACTAGAAGAAGCTTTGGCTAGATTAGATGATGTAGATGGTAGGCATCCTGATACGTTAAAAGTAATGGATAAAATTGAGATATTGATAACTGAGTTATTGGAGGATTATATAAATGAAGCTAAGTAAATATCCGTGTTGGGCTAAAAAACATTTCGGTTCTATTGATAATTCTGAACTCAAATACACGGTTTGTCATGCCGTGACTTTATTTTTAAATGCGCACTGCAAAGACCGCGAACAAGTAGACAAGAACTATGCAGTCGTATGTCGAGAATGTGTAAGTTTTGGTCATTATCTTATTGAATTGATAATGGAAAGGTGGGAATAATGATACCAATTTATAATAAAATGCCTATTATTTTTACTAAAGATAGGGATTGGATTGAATGTGCAGCTAAAGATCATTTAAAAGAGGGTTCTATAGTTTTATTGCCTGAAGATGCTATTTTAATATGGAAGGATGTGGATGATGACAAGCGCAACGATTAGAGTAGTTGGACTCAATACACCAGAAGTAGCCAATAAATTGCTGTGGTGGTTTGAGGACGCATTTAAACGTAATGAAGACCTTGTTAAGTACAAGAAAGGATTTCGCAGCCATGTCAGAAAAACGAAAACCTCTGGGAACGCTAAAAACTAATATTAGCTGGAAACATCACAAAGCAACTATAGCTTGTGAATACTTCAAGGAATCTGAAATGGTTGGAATAAAAGCAAAACTTAGTCGTATGAGTGTTGAAGTTATTAAACGCTGGATGCTTGAGGATGGCGACCTAACACTCGAACAAGCAAAGAATTGGCCTCAATCTATGTTGAATATTAAAGTTAGGGAGCGCAGTTGGTTAGAAAAATTCTGGAGGTGGCTATTTTATGGACAAAAATACTAAAAAAGGATTATTTCCTTACGGATTAAAACACTGTGTAATCTGTAGTTACAGATTCGCACGAAATTCGTATTGCCAAAAATATTGTAAACCGTGTGATGCAAACATGCAAAGACAAGAGTCTAGGGAAAATTATCATCGTTACCGTAAAGCTAAGTTAAAGAAAATATATACTTTAAGAAAACAAGAACCTTGGCGCAATACTTATATAAACATCTTTAAAAGATGTAAAATGAAGTCTCACATGTACTATAAATACTATGGAGGTAGAGGTATTAAGATGTTAATCACAGCACCGGAATTAAAAAGATTATGGTTTCGTGATAAAGCTTACGCAATGCAACGGCCTAGTATTGATCGTAAAAAGAATGATGGAAATTATACATACGCTAACTGTCGATATCTCGAATTAAGTGAAAACGTACGTCGCGCTAATAAACGGAGAGCAAAATGTCTGAAATAATCAACGCTCAAAATTTTCCACGTGACAAGAGATACAGACGCTTGGTGATCCCCAGAGAACCAGGACAAGTCATAATAGAAGCTGATTTGTCACAAGCTGAAGCTCAAGTTGTGGCTTGGAAAGCCAAAGAACGCACACTTATGCAGAAGTTCCGTGACAGAGAAGATATTCATTCCTTCGTAGGATCTATTATATTGGAAAAGGAAGTCACGAAGAAGAATAAAGAGGAACGCACAGTTGCCAAGAGAATTGTACATGGTAGTGATTACGGTATGCAGCCAGCTAAAATTGTAGAGGTCTTAATTAAGGAATTATGTATAGCGATTCCAGTTAAAGCTGCAACCAGAGCACAGAATATCTACTTCCAAAACTTTCCTCGAATCCGTACAGGTTATCAAAGAGGTATAGAACAGGAACTTAGGGCTGGGAATCGTATGTTAAAGACTCCAGTGGGCATGGAAAGAAAGTTCTTTGCACCCTGGGGACCAGAATTGTATCGTAAAGCCTATGCTCACTACGCACAAAATATTGTAGCGTTTATCACCAATCAAGCCATCATTAAGATTGAAGAAACTAAATTTGGACCTTATATATTGATGCAAGGTCACGATGCCATTATAATGAGTGTGCCAGAAACCTTGGTAACAGAAGCCAGGACATTACTTGATACAGTCTTGACGTATCCCGTTGCTATAGAAGGAGAAGAACTGGTCATTCCTGTGGACATCAGTGTGGGTCCGAATTGGGGAGAGATGGAGGAAGTGAAATGAAACTTGTAATGAATATTTGTCTTTGGATAGCACAATGGATTCTTATTAGATCAGGTGGTCAAGTTGCTCTCAACAAAAAGGAATTAACTTTATATGCTCCACAAGGAAAACATTGGTTTGTGGATAAAAGCAAGTTGACAGGAGAAGTAAAATCATGATTTACTTTACATCTGATTGGCATCTAGGTCATGCGAATATTATTAAATATTGTGAACGTCCGTTTGAAGATGTTGAAATGATGAATGCTATGTTAATTCAAAACTTTAACGATATAGTAAAAGAGAATGACACTACTTATTTCCTTGGGGATTTCTGTTTTTATAAAGATGTGAAATCATGGATTGCCCAACTGCATGGATATAAAATCTTTCTATGGGGAAATCACGATAAGAATGAATTATTTCGTACATTTCCTAGAGAAATCAGACTTACACATCATGGTCAAGATATTCATTTGACACATTTTCCTCAACAATCTCAAGGTGCTGATCTACAACTTGTAGGACATGTACATGAAAAATGGAAGCACAAAGATAATATGATAAATGTAGGTGTTGACCAATGGGATTTTAAACCCGTATCTATTAAAGAACTTATTCGATACAAAAAGAGGTTAGCCAATGGACTCTAAAAAATCTATTTGGTCTTGGAGAGAAATCTTAGAGAGTAAAATAGAAGAACCACCAGCTCTTATTAAGGGTTTTCTCTATGAAATGGATAACCTCATTATTCTCGGAGACGCGAAAACAGGTAAAAGCCTTTTTACTATGCAACTCGCGCTATCCCTATCCAGTGGTGAGTCTTTTCTTGATAGTTTGAATGTAACCAAACCTTGTAAAGTCATTTACGTACAAGCAGAAGGTAAGATGTTCGAGACTATTCCAAGGGGCAAAAAGATGTGTAAAGAAGTTCCGTATAACGCTGATAACATTAAATGGATTTACTTGCCTACATTCCCTATGGATAGACCTGACAGTGTGAATATATTCTTGAAGAAAGCAGGAGATTTTAAACCCGATGTTATTATCTTTGACCCACTTTATAAACTCGCTAGTTCGGGTTCTTTGACTCAAGATGATGTAGCCAACGCTATCACCAATAACTTAGACATTCTTAAAGTCCACTTTTCAGCAGCCATTGTCTTAAACCATCACCAACACCGTCCACAGAGAGAGAAGACAACAGGTACTGTCGTAAATATGAGTGGAGATCAGAGTATCTTCGGTTCCTTCGTATGGCGTGCCTGGCCTGATAACATCATCCTCTTTGAGTCCGTACCCAAGCACAAACACATGAAGAGAATAAGCTGTGACACCCAGCGTTCAGCCTCAGTGATACCTGAAATGTGTGTCGTTTTGATACAGCCTGATCCCCTGTATTGGGAGCTTCTGGAAGACATGACCGCAACCGATCACATGATCCTCCAGCTCATAAAGAAGCATAAAGTGATGTCTTGGGAAGAAATTGCAGAAACTACTGGTCTTGCTAAGTCTACTGTTCACAAGTGTTTACGTAATCTTAGGAAGCAGAAAAAGATTAAAGCACTTGAAGAACCAGGCGTTTATGGTGTAGTATTGGAATAGGAGAACATTATGAATAAACTAATTGAGACTGAAATAAATATTATACAATTATCTAGAAAAACTTTAGAGGTATGTCCTAATTACAGACCCGAAATGAAATATGGTTGGGTGCGTACTTATGTTGCTAGAAGAGAAAGAATGATTCGATTGTTTGAAAAATTAGATTCGCTGGAGATATAAGAAATGAAAAAATTCTATTTTACAAATCCAACAGATGATAGACACGCAGCTAAGGAAATACAAGCACGTATTGAAGAAGAGTTGAAAGGCATTATTAAGCTCGTCAATCCTTTTTATGATCGTGCTGGTACACCTACCACAGAAATTGCTGCCCTGGACAAAGGTGTAGTTCCTAAAGTAAGTGCTGGTGAGATCGTACACAATGACATGAAACTTATTCGTGATTGTGATGGCATAGTAGGATTCATTACAAACAAGTCGTCTTGGGGTAGCATTCAAGAATGTTTTGCTGCACACTATATGTTTGGAAAACCTACCTTTATTATTTTTGATGCAAAATCAAGCGCACAGAATATTCATCCTTGTGACCACTGTGGCACCAAGAATCCCAATAACATCAAACATCCTTGGGTTAGAGCTAACAGTACGTGTTTGTATACAGATGTAAAATCGTTTATCAAAGACATGAGAGAGAGGTATAATTATGAAGATTACACGCCAAAAACTATTGACGTTGTTAAAGGAAAATAAGTTTGTTAAGACTGAGGTTGCAGAAGCTTTACAGATAGATGAAGCCTCTGTACGGAGGCTTTGTAAGAAACACAAGATTGACACCAAGATGGAAAGAACTGCTGGTGTCACCAATACCAAACACACGCAATACAAATCAGTTAAGAAATCCAATGCTTCTAAGGCTAATGAAGGTTCCTTTGTTATTGTTCCCGATCTACACGCACATGAAGTGATTTGGGAATACCTTGCTACTGTCTGTGATTTTATCAGAGAGTTTAAACCCAAGGTCTTGATTCAGCTAGGGGATCTCATGGATTACGAATGCTTGCTAGGTATGCAGAAACGTAAATATCCTAGCTTCGATGGCAAAGATTTAGGAAGCCTGGAGACTGAATTCCAAGCCAGTGCTAAGATTTTGACCATGCTTAACGCTGCTGCCCCTAAAGGATGTCGTAAGGTCTTTCTTAAAGGAAACCATGAATGGCGTGCAGATGATCTTATTAAGAAGTTTCCTGAGTTCAAGAACTTGTTTGACATTGAGAAACGCCTGGATTTCACGGGTTGGGAAGTTCATGCTTATCTGAAGAAAGTTAAGATTGGTAAGCTCAATGTGATTCACGGTGAGTTCTTCGGCCAGAATCCAGTTATGAAACATTTGACTACCTATCAAAAGAATATAGTGTTTGGACACACACATGCCATAGGACAGGCTACATTGCCCTCTCCTATGCGTGAGATCCCGATTTGGGGAGCAATGCTTGGCTGTCTCACGAACTTGAACGCAGCTTATATGCGTAATCATAGTTCACGTGCAGAACACGGTTTCGGTTATGGTTGGTGGGATGAAAAATCTGGAGACTTTGATTGTAAGATTGCACGTATTATACACGGTAATTTTTGGGCGAACGGTAAACGGTATACAACCAATGTTAAGAGAACAAAAAACAGTACTGGATAATTTAAGACTCCTAAATATTTGGAGTGAAGATTTGTTATCAAAACGATTGTTTGGTCATCACCTCAATCGCTTGACAACAAGAGAGTTTTTCATTCTAGAAGAACGTGTTTCAGGTAACTCAGTCAAGAATATAGCACAAGTACTTAATTCATCTATGAAACATGTTAATAATAGATGCTCTGAAATCAAGCGTATTTTTGAAACTGGTGAACGCAATAATTCGGTTATGAGTGAGTTAGCTCACAATTACTCAGAGTTTTATCGCGGTCTACCCAAGAAAGGGAGAAAATCAAATGCGAAGAAAAAAACCAAGAGTCAGTAAAGAAAAAGAACGTGAGTGGTTGATAGCACAGGTTGAGAAAACCATAGATAATGTGGTCTATGATACCGGAGAAGCACGTAAACAATTACTAGAGAATGCTATAAAACCAATGGAATATGATACTCTAATACATGATTCTATAGAAGGTGCTGTTGAAACCTTACTTTGTGTGTTTAAACTCAGAGATCCTTCAGGATATTGGTCAGTTAAACGCGTAAAACAAGAATTGAAAAAATTTGGATTGAAGTACGCACCTTTTCGTAAATGGATGTTCGGTCAAACTTGTCCCATATTGTTAGACGGCACTGGTGGTGTTTATCAATGGGATGTCGAACGTTACATTGAATGGAAAGTCAAAGGGGTGACACCTGTTTTTGATTAACATGGAGAAGATACTGGAGGAAATTTAAATGAGCAGACGTACATCAGGGTCAAGTCCAACTAAGAAAGCGTTGTATGCTAAACAACCTGCGATTACCATCAACAACAAAACAAGACGGTTGCTTCAAAGACTCAGAAAATTACAGAAAACTAAAAAAGCAGTAATGTTAAAAAGAAAATATGAAATCAAAGATAAGGATGTGGTGAGGGTAAAATGAGACACACATATTATGGTAAAGCTTACAAAGTAGTGGATGGAGACACGATTAAGTTTGACATTGACTTGGGGTTTGGTGTACATATCCGCGAGACATTTAGATTGCTAAATGTTAACACACCGGAGTTGAGGAGCAAGAGTAAGACAGAAAAGAAGGAAGCTAAAAGAGCGAAGAAGATTGCTGAAAATTTTGTTGGATTTCATTCTGCTAAAGGACCATTTGACGTAATCATTGAGACTGTCAAAGATCGTAAAGGTAAGTACGGACGTTACCTAGCTTATATATGGAGAGATGAATACAACTTGAATGACATTCTTCGTGAGGAAGGCTGGACAAATTGATGAAAGAATCTGCTAATCAGAGAGTACATAGAAAGAAACAAGAGTTCTGGTTCGCAGTATATCGTACTGCATGTGCCATACTTCAATCAATTCTTACGTTCCTTATTTTCTTGAAGGTGTACACGTGACCAACGCACAAAAAAGAGAACTGCGTCAGTTAGCAAAAGAGGGTTTGTCTTTTAAAGAGATACGGGAAATTGTTGACTGTAATGATTCAACAATTCGCAATTATATTAAAGTTTTTAGGGGAAAACCATTATGACCGACTTATCTCTAGTATCTACAAACGATTTATTAGACGAAATGAAGAAACGATTCGATACTTTTGTGATCTCAGGAGTTCTTAGAAAGACTGAAAAATCTAGTAGTTTTTTGATTGATTGGGATGGCGATCAAGCCCTGGCAATTTATTTGTGTGAACTCACAAAACGTGATGTCCTGGATTACTTTCACGATACCAAGCAGGAGTCAAAAGAATGAAAAATCTAGAAGATAGAATTAGTCAAATCCTGTCACGGATTAAAACTGGTACGCCATTAACTGTGACCAATAAAGCAAGATTGAAAATATGGATAAAAGCATTATATGAGGAGATAGCTGATGAACAATGCAAAAACATGGATGTGGTGTGAACACTATTTTTGGGAGAATTGGAAAGAGATATTCAACCCTAAAAAGTTTAATTGGGTGGGGTTTCACTTTTTTATTTTTCATGTTGAGTATGATCCTCATGGCCCTATATTTAGTCTTAATTTTGGCATCCTGGGTTTGGGATTTTATCTGTCAGCTAATCCACCTTGGGAAACCAGACATTCCAAAGAATTAAAGAAGACTATGGATGATATTAAAGAACATCCAGAAAATCTTAAGACTTCGGATGAAGACGATTTTAGGCCAAACAGTGAATTGGGGGATATAGGATGAAAATAACAATTGAACACGAAGGACGTACAGTAACAATCGAGGATAAAGATGCAGTAACTCTTCCTGATGTCTTAAAATTAATGCAATGTGCTTTATTGGGAACAGGATTTGTATTTGACGGGGAATTGGAGATTATAGATCCAAGAGAGCAGGAATAGAGAATACAATTAACGTACCCAGCCAATAAGCTTGTCCGTAAACAGGTTTGGCTAGATATAATAATCTACTTTTTCCCTTCCACAATCTCTTAACCATTTCACGATTACTGATTCCGTTGTCATGATCTTTGAAAATCCCATCCATCCAATCAATAGGACGAGGACACGTACCCGTGATCTTGTTCTTACATCTAGCCAGATATCCTCCGTAATTCCCGTATTGAGGATGTGGAAACCTTTTCACGAATCCCAGATCACCCATCTTATAATACCTTCTTTACCTTTACACGGAATTCTAGCTTACCATCTTTACCAGCACTTACACTGTACTCAGCATCTTTAACTGTCTTAATAGCTTCTTTAAGCAACTCTTTGATTGCTTGTTTAGCTTTGCCTTTGAAAAATTTCTTTAACACTTGCTTTCACCTCCACTATATCGTTTTTAATGTGTTGGATATCTTTAGATACACCACCAGCCCAAAATCCTACTGCAATACATTGTAAGATAATTACTAACATAAATGAGAATATCCAACCTCTGCTACCGTTTAATTCAAAGTGCTTGTTCATAACTCTAACCTCTTCAATCTTTTAAGATGTTGTTTAATTCTAGGACTCTTTGATGCCAAGATTTCAAATGAGAATCCTTGTCCTGAACGCTTGAGTTCATCTCTCAACGAAGTCTTTAATCGTTTTAATTCTATACTACGACTTTGGTTCATGTCTTGGTTAATGATGTTCATACCCGTCATATAACGAATCCAGTTGTTCATGGGTTCATTGTTAGGATCTCCAAATTGTTTAGCAGTTGTGAGGAACCTGGCAATTTGCAAGTTACGGACAATATCTAAAGTCGTAGGATTCGCTGTAAAGATGAATTCTTTCTCGCGCGTTGCTCTACCTGCTCTAAACACTGTGCGTTCCGCTACTTTAAGATCCATAAATTTTGTTAAGGGATGTGCAAAGAATCCATTGGGATCGTTTATCCAATCTCGTACCTGTTCTTGACTAGGTTTAGTTTTAAAAACATTGCTGAACAAGAACTGTAATTCCTGTGCTTTGTATTCGTCTTTCAGTGCCACAACACGGCTCTGAGCCAAGGTCTTAGCAATGTTTGTGCGACTCAACAGATCCGCAGTAACCTTAATTTCAGGGCGAAGCCTAAACCATAGTCCTGCTCCATTCATAAGATCAAGCATGTCTTCTTGAGGAAAGCCAAGACCTGTCATCCACATGATCCGACCTTCTTTGTCTAGTCCTGCTGGAATAGCAAAGGAGTCCTGCAAGAACCTGGGTTTGAGTTCATTAAATGCTTCCATTTGTTCATCACTCAATCCTCTAAGTACTTCAGTTTTTATATCTTTAATTGTTTTGAATATAGCAGCTTGTCTACCAGGATGCTTTAAGAAAGTACGGACCTGAAGCTCAAGATTCTTGCGACCAAATGTATAAAAGGGTATCAACCTTCTCATTACATTGCGTTCAAAGGAAGTCAGAGATCCGTAATCAAATAAACCTTGATGTGCTATTTGTGCTGCTTGTGATTTACTAAATCCATCTTTAATAGAACGCACGAAACTAGACATCTTGGCGTGGTTCTCAATAGTAGATCCAACTTCTCTACCTATTTTGACAAAGTTATTTCTTCCTGCATTAAAGGTAACCCAATCTCTTAGTCTCGCACTAATGGCATTGTCACTGAGCTTATCAAAGTTACGTCCACCCATGTCAGCCATAAATTGTGAGGTATCATCAACACCTTCAGCTCTGGCAAACTTCTTGATTTGAGCTAGTGTAAACTCTCGGCCATCTACAGTCTTAATTGTTTGTTTGAGAATGTCAGGTGAATTCGACATAATCTTAGTAGCCAGGAGTTGATCCCCTACTTTAAAAGCTTTCCAACCCTCGTTCTCGAATCTAAGAATCTGATTAGAAAAATGGTTCCTGAAATGAAAAGCAGGAAATATGGATGTAACGAATGCTTTAAAGTTTTGATTAGTGATATCCAGAGCACGTATAAAAGCATTGGGTTCCACAGCATTCTTGTTTAAGAACTCAATCATAGACTTGTTGACTTTTTCTGGGAGAAAGATACGTTTGATTCCACCTACTCCAAGAATCTCTCTACCGTTCATGTCTTTGGTCTTAAAGAACCTACGCGTGGCTTTACCACCAAAGGGTAGGTACTCTTCAAGTCCTTCACTAGCTTTCTTCTTAGCGTGTCTCTTCAAGACTTTGCGAACTGCACGATTGATATAACCCACACTTATGAGATCCGCAGCTCTTGTTAGATAAGCTTCTTCAGGATCTTTCACAAGATTCTCTGTGCTAAACTTTTTCTTTAACGCACCCTTACTCTTACGTAGACCCGAAGCTTTCTTAGCCAAGGAACTGTCAAGAGTTTGTTTGAAGATACTTGGAATATAGTTTTGAAACAAGACTTCTTCAGGCATATCCGCGAGACGAGCAAGATTCCGCATTAAACCAGGATTCTTTTCAGTACCAATAATCATATCTTGTGCTCTCTGAAACTTCGCACTCTTAAACGTGCCTTGTTCAAATTGTTTGGCTACTGCTGCAAATTCTTTTTTAGGAAGCTGTGCTCTCAGTGCTTCTCTAAATCCTGCTTCTGCTTCACTACGTTTAAAAATGGTTTCAAAGAACTCGATCTTCTCTTCACCTGTAAATCCTTTGAATGCGTCTTTGACAACTGCAACCGAATCCTCACGGGTCTGTGCCATCAGGCGTTCGGTCTTACGCAAGAACTTTACGGTATCCACGTCTTTACCGAATGTAGGGCTAAACTTATCTAAAACAAAAGTACCGGCATTCTTAGCTGGTTGTATCAATAATTTGTCCGTGACTCTACTGAGTCTAGAAGCAGCCCATATATCCAGGAGTTCTAAAGTCTTTTGTCCAGCCTTTGTAGCTTTGATTCGGTTTGCTCCTGTTGCGAGTTGTTTATCAGTTAAGACTGTTTTACCTGCAAAACGAAGGACTGACTTACCCTTAGTTGCAACTTTAGCTCCTTTAGCAGCGAACTTAGCAACAGGTACAGTTCCAAAACTTAAGTATGTTATAGGTGAGAGCACGATGTCTAAGACCAGGCCAACTGCACCTCTTGTAGTGAACACTGGACCAAATGGAACGAGTTCAATAGGAGGACGACCTCCTGCAACAGATTGTGCTACACCACTCATAATATGAAAAGGGGTAATAGGTAATTTATCTCCAACTTTAGGTATACGAATTTGTAATTCAGGTCCAGCAGGAACACCTAAGTCTTCAGCAAGAATATCTCCGAATCCAAGATTCTTGGCAAGACCTTCAGTTACACCTTTACCGATTTCGATTTGAGCTTCTGCACTAGATTGTAATGGATTCACAACTTTAATAGCTTCTAAGATCCCATCAAAAACACTTTCTTGGTTCTTGAGATGACGGATTAATCCTCTTGTAGCTCCTGCTTCAATTGCTGTATCTACATTAAGTACACGACTGAGTGCTTCCACAGATCCGATTCCAAATTGTTTAGACTGTCCGATTACGAAATCCTTCAATCCACCGGCTGTGGTGGGATCATTCTGTGCGAGTTGCTCAGTAGCGGATAGGAATTGTTTTCTGCGTTTAACGAAAGCAACGGAACGATTAATAATATCGTGTGCTCTGGGATCTGTGAATGGAATCGGGTCTTCGTCTCCTTCACCAATTTCGGATCTAACAATATTGTTTACTTCACCAAGATCAGGCACAGACATATCTGCACGCGCAATTGGATCAATTTGATCCTCTAAAGATTGAACATTATCATCGACCTCAACAAACTTATTGGATGCTTTATCATAACGTAGAGCCATTAAGATAGACTCCCTGTAGGCACGATATTATCTCTATCTAAAGCACGTGCTCTTTTAAGAGAAGAAGAGATGTCTCTTACTGTCTCTGCTGCTCCACGTGTAACACCGCCTGTCAAAAATCCACGAATATTTCTTTTGATGTTCTCCACAGGGTTTGCTGTAGGTCCAACCAAATTAGGATCTTCAAGAGGTGGTACCTGTGCTTGAGGAGCAGTACTTGGAGGAACTTGAATTACATTAGAAAGTGTATCTTGTTGTAGATTAAATCCAACGAGTTCAGATAATTTATTAGCAGCATCAGAATTGCCGAGTTCATTGAGACTCTGTATAGCACCGCTTAATTCATTGGGATTAGCCATGAGATCAAAGACTTCTTGTTCAGTCATAGAAATGCCTTCAGCAATCTCAATACGTTCAGGATTCTCTCTTAGCAATTTCTCGACTTCTTCTTCTCCTGGACCCTGTACGATATTTACAATCTGACTTTGCAATTTATTTAATTGTTTCGCTACTTCAGGACTCAAATTGGTAGCTTCGATGGGAGCGTCAGGATTTAACAACGCGATTTCAATTCTTTTCTTCTCCATGTCAAGAAGCACATCAAACTCCTTTTTCAAGGTTTGGAATCGTTTGCGTTCAGAGACTTCTTGTTCTTCTGTCATAGCAGCGAGTTCAGGAAACTTGGCATCAAGCTTATTGAGTAGACTACTTTTCTCGTCTTTTATACCCAACGTCTCAGCTTTTCGTTTAATATCATCTTTGTCAGCCATTAAATACTTCCTCCGAGTCTAGAAAATTCTTGTAAAAATTGAAATCCTCTGCCTGTTCTTAAAGCATTCAATAATCTATTTCTTAAACCTATGTCTTCGCTAGTAGCACTTGAGGCGGTTGCACGTATTAAAAATTGTCGTGCTCCTGCACTCACTACTCTAGCTTTTTCATTTTGTAATAGAGTCCGCCCTCTTTGAAGAGAAAACGCTAACAATCCTGATCCAGTTGTAGGACGTGTTGTTACAGCTCTACCTTTACGTACTCCACCTATTCTAGTAGGTAAACCGAAGAACGGTTCTTTTTTTGGAGGAAATGCAGCATCTCTTCTTTGTCTGAGACTTGCTACTTGTTGCGCGAAAGCGAGGGGTTCAAGTTTCCTGACTTTAATACCTGGGATCTCTTGAAGCTGTGCAATAAGACGAGCAGATTCAGAACCACCACCACCGACAACGATATTTTGTAATATGTCTGGACTGAAGCTACGCAGATTTTCTCGTAGGCTTTCAAAACCTCTAAGGGTGCGATCACCTGTAATACCTCTAAGTCTAAAAGTAGGCGTATCTCCAGGACCAATCGCAGCTTCAATACTAAGAGGTGAGATTCCAGGTTGCTGTGATGTTATACTCGGAGTCCTTCTTTGTGCTTGTCCTGCTTTATTAGCAGCTCTTAAAGCAGCCGAAGCAAATTTAGTCTGTCTTTGTTCACGTTGTGATGCTAACAAAGCTCTGGAAGCAGCTACATTTTGTTGTAGGGTACGGGTTTGTTCGATATCCCGTCTTTGAATGGCTTGGCCCACAAGAGGAGAGGCACCGATACCTTGTTCAATCGCTCTATCTCTTATAACGTCTGTTGTATGTGGCATTTATTAATCCTCCTCGTAAGCAATACCACGTATGGCATAACTTATGATATCAATTGGTGTGTCTACTGTGTCTGATATGTTATAGACAAAACTTCTTAGACCATACTGCATCCAATTCCCTCGGCCTTTGTGACCATACTTAGATACGAATGGTTTGCTGGCATCAGCAAAATCTAAGGTTAATTTGCTGCCAGTACGTGTACTAGATTTATTTATAAACAATGAACTCGCTACATCTTGTGTCGCTGGTGCTTGATTATGCACGACAGTGAAAGCTTGTGTTATTGATTCCTTTGGAGCCTGTGCCAGTGAATAATCTTTAGTAAGAATATCAAATATGATATATGATACGTAGTAATCACAACTTGTTGTGGGATTACTATCCCAGGCAGTATCTACAGTTAGTACTGTCGCTGTGTTTGAGCTAATACGTCTGTATTGCAAGGTATCGGAGCAATCAGCAATTACCCAGACTCCAGCAAGACCATCTAAGGTTGTGTTAAATGTTGCTCCTGTGTCAGTGAGTGTTGTGCTAGCTGAACTCGTTGGATTACCGGTGACGGTTCCTGATTCTGCACCGTTTTCATAACCTGTCCAGTTATTCCAGAAGAAACCCACGTCATCCAATAACACGCCCTGTCCTGCTGAATTAGCTGAACGTCTGTATGCACTCACACTTGCTTTGATTCCAGGTATGTGTGACCACACTTTATTAAGATTATCGTAAATAAAAGCGTCTTCATTAATAAACAACCAATAAAAATCATTGTCTAAGTCATAATAAGCGTGAGAAGTAGAATAGTCTGCTGGGTCCAAATCAATTTGATCGTCATTTCCTGCAAACATTACATCAAGAATCGGTGAAGAAATACGTTGAATACTGGCATCACGCGCAATAGCAGTACCCGTTAAGTCATCAGTTGCTTGTCTACCTACATTAAGTTTGTACACACCCTGAACACCGGCAAAGAAAATAACGTCTCCATTGGTATCGGTTTCAATGGTTTCATCAGTGACACCGCCAATACCTTCCATAAGTGTGCGAAGTCTAAATGAAGTCAGACCGAATCCTGTTAATTCCATGATTCTGTTCTCAGTAAATATCAACAAACTGTTGGCAGTATTATGTAATCCTGTAATACGCTTTCTAGCGCCAGTAGGAATTTGATCGGGTTCCAACCAATATTTATCCATGTCAGTGGTAATATCTACTGAAGCACGTTGAAAACGAATTGTTGTGCCTTCAGCAGTAAATAAGATCCCTTTGTATTCTGTGATATATCTAAAACTAGGTGGTTCTATAGTATTAATTGTGGTATCTAAAGGAATAGAAAGTGCAATATCTGTTTTACCGTCTGTAAAAACTCCGGTATCTTGTTCACCAACTAAAAAGTATTCACTCCCACTAGCCACAGTTCTGTAAACTCTAAATACATTAAATGGATCTGCAGGTGCAGAAGCCAGGGTTCCAGTAGTAGCTGTTTCATTGCCTGATAATAATACAACTGAACACACACCTGCTGTGCCAGTAGGAACTACAATTTCTATGAAATCACTGCCTACTAATGATGCTGTATCAACTAAACTCGCTTCTGATTCAAGTCCTTCAGTATTGTTGTATGAAGTAATTCTATAACTATAAGTACTAGAAGTTTCTTCTACAATAAGAACACAGGCTTCAGGTACAGTGCCTACACATATACCGTCACCATTATCACCAAGACAAGTAAATCCTGATCCACAATCTCTAACTGGACCACTACTACAATCTACTTGAGTCACAACTCCTAATGCTACTGAACCTTTACAAGAAAGTTCACAATCATTTCCTGATATCAAACCACCTGCCGTAGATGTAGAACTAAAATCAACACTACTTGGAACACTCACACCTGTTATAGCAGTTGCGCTTCCAGAACCCGTCCATTTATGCAAACCATCTGTTGAAGAATTGATGTAAACATTATCTCCAATCTGAACAAAGTCTACGGCTTCATCAGCTAGGGATGCCAAGATTTGTGTGCGATTGGTTCCATCTGTGTCATAAGTAACGAGTTCATCGGTTTCCTTGACAATGAATTTCTTAGTCGTTCCTGCACTGTTCTCATAATAAAAAAGCCCAGACACAGTAGTATCTGCGTGGGCTGTATCATTGAGTCTGTCCCTTCCCTTAACAACTTGAAGATTGCGTCCTTGAACCACAGCATTGTCTAATTTAACGTGTCCACCATTGACTACTTTATCACCTGAAGTATCTCTATCGAGGGACTTGAAATCGTCGATTACAGCCAGTTTTGTGGCTTGGATAGGGGTAGGTGCTACCATAGTCCCTACAAGGGCAAAAATAGTGCATAAAACCCATGTTTTTCGACGCATAACTGCACCCCTTGACATGTTATCTTCGCAACCTATTCCAAGGATTTGAATCTCTGAACCTGTTTGCTCTCACAAATCTGTCTTGTTGCAAATACATTTTACGCTGTAATTCCACGCCTCGATAAGCTAAGATCCTCATAGACTCTTTAAATTTCTTGTCTTGGAACAATACTTCATTAATGAATCCACGTTCTCCAACAGTTTCCCATGACGTGACCATGACATCTATGCCACTAAGCATGGGTCCATCATTAGGCAATCCTGTGAGATCATTAGCACCCACCATCTCAGGAACAGACGTTGTGTAACTCAAACGAATGAGTTGTCTGTCTACAGGGAATGGTTTGAGTTGTAAGATCGGAGTTCCTTTGGGATCAACAATAAGTATGGCTGTAACAACAGTGGTACCATTAAAGTCACGGTCCAATGTAATTGTACTCGCGCCATCATTGACTCCAATAATATAATGGATATCTGGAATACCAGCATTCATTATGGCTTTACCAATTAAAGAATCATCGTCAAGAGTAAGACCAGCAACATTTGTAATTACAGCAGATCCGTTACTCAAATCTCCGGTTCCAGAATCAAATTCCGCATTGCTTTGGCCCACAATAGAAACCATCTCCACGGCTCCAATATCATTATCTTGTGTAGAAATTTCTTCGGGTCTGGTTCCAATGGGAGTGATGTCTCGCGTTACTCCACGAATTGCGCCAATGTCCCAACGCATAGGATAGTTTGAAAATAAAATAGAATATGGTGTGCCAGCAGGAAGTTCTTCTAACAACTTACCTTCGATAGTGATTTCAGTTGTGCTCACACGATTCAAAATAATGTAGGCTTTGTCGTTAATAAGAATAAATTGTCCCTTTAAAGGAATACCTGCTACATTAGTAGGCCAACCCGTAGTGTCTCCAGTAACCGTGTTTGTGGCAGCACTACCAGATACGGTACCTGTAGTGAATGCACCTGTAGTAGTGAATTGATGAATGGAACGATTGAATCCCCAGCCTTGCTTAAAATACCAAATAGAGTCTCTGAGCAAGTTCAGGCGATCATTGGCTACAGAGCGTTCTGCTGCATCCATATCTGTGAAGGCATTAAACCCTCGTCGTCCTGCTAAATAAGTTTGTAACTGATTCAAAGTTTTAATCATTTTTTATCTCCGTCCATTCAGTAGCAATATTTCTGTCGGTTTCTGGACCAACGTGCTTTTCTACTACATAGGTTTTGTCCCCTTCTACTTTAATAGCTCTTTGAATATATCCTACACCATTAGGTCCATTATATTCATGGGTTTCGTAAGTCATACCATTCTTGAGTTCAGGCCATTTTTGTTTGTAACGTCCATTGGTTGTTTTATAGCTTGCTTGGTCTGAGGCTCGACTTATAAATTCAACAAGAGCTTCGGTCTTTTCTTCGACCGTCGCAGCCCAGGCTTCAGGAGTATCTAACAGTGTCATCCAATACGGTCTTTCAATGTCAAATTTCTTTCTGTGTTTATTAACTGTCATATTATAATGTATATGCGAATTAAAGAATTGCATGATAGATGTCATAAGAATAACTCTTGGAATAAAAGCTGCTGCTGGACTTATGAATGCTGCGATACCATTATCCATGATATCATTAATTTCGGATGTTGATAAATCTCTGGAAAAGACAACTGCTTCATCAAGCGTTCCGTCAAAAAATTGAGCAGGATCAGATCGCGCTCCAAGATGAAATGGATTGCCTGTATCCGTACCATCTGTTGTGTGTGCAGTAGTTTTATCTACACTTCCATCAAAATATTGAATAACATCAGTTTGGTCATATACTACAGCTAAATGAGTATTTGTTGCAACTATTATAGCAGTTGTACCAACAAAAATTGTGCCTTCAAGTGTCAACTTAACGCTATTAGCAGAGGGATTATCTTCTAAATATAAAACATAACTCGCTGTTGGTCCTGAATCTGATTTACCCATAATATGATCTTGAGAAACCACAGTCTTTTCTAATCTAATCCATGTTAATAATGTAAATTTTCCAGTTAAATCAAGACCTGTTTGACTGCCATCAGTGATTGATAAAAATTCACTATTAGTATCTTCAAAATCTGCACATTCATCAAACTGACAATTTGCTCCTGAAGCTTGACCCACAGTATTGTTATCTGTTAAATCATTATTATTGGCAGTTTCATCAAATCGAGTTCCACTTGCTTCATCAAGTAACCAAGCAGCTTCAAGATTAGAGGTATCACCAGCATACACATTATTACATACAAGCAATAATATGAACGCTAGTTTAAGGATTTTGAAATGTAAGTTCAACATAAAGCCCCTTTGCAGCAGTTGTGCTTACTGCATCTACATCAATCCTAATCTGATCCGCAGTAGCGACATCATCATTGGCACCGTCAATAACAGGTGCAGTAGCAGCCGTACTACTATCTGTTTCAGTGCTGTCAACTGTACATTTGGTTGAAAGCATATCCGCAGCTTGTGTGACATTAGCGATTTGGATATCTGTTGTATTTGTGGTTCCTGCAATATATACTCCACATTCTATATCAACTAAATTATAACCATTCAGTACTGCTGGAATACGAAACGTGAAATCTCCTGCTCCATCTGCAACAGCAGTATCGGTGGTATCGTCTAAGACTACTAAGAAAGCCACTCTCTTTCCATAATCTGAACCCGATAAACCATCTGGTGTTACCACTCTTCCGGTATCCGTACCTGTTGTGGTTTCAGTAGCCGTAGCTAATTCTGCTTTGCCAGCAGCCGAGGTAGTAGCAGTTATCACAGTTGTAACACCTGCATTGGTCATTGTTACGTCACCACTAAGAGCAGCGTAAACAACTGTATCTGCTGCGGTACCAATTGGAATTTCAGTTGTTGCAATTCCTGTGGTCACGGTTTCAAGTGAATTGGTTTCTACGGTCGCGGTGTGGTGAGCACTAGCTATCGCTGTGTGCGTAGCCACTATAGAATCAATTTCAGTACTTGCATCTGTACAAGATTCTACAGCACCAACATCATCTACACCAAGAGGATAACTTCCAGCCGAACAATTACTTCCATTAGCTGCGAGGGCTGCTGAAGTCGTGGCTACTATGGTTCCAGAACCACTTGTAGTCATGGTTGCTCCCGTACCTACGGTCATAGTTGCAATTGTGTTAGTACCAGTTGTGATATCATTAAAAGCTGGAGAACCTCCAGTTGAATCGGTTGCACACTCCCAGGCTGTATCTCCTGCATTACGTTTTAAGACTTCATTTGCTGCACAGTCTTGAAGTCCAAGACTTGCACCTTCGGTTCCAGTTAGCGTAAGACCTTGACTTCCGGTAGCAGCATTTACATAATTTCCGGTTGTATCGGTTCCTAAAGCTACGGCATTAGTACCAATTGTAGGATTAGGATACGATCCTGTTAAATCACCACCAGCAGAATCGTTGTCTGTAATTACGTCAGTGACATCGGAAAGTTGCGCTTCTAATTCCGCTTCAGTCGTGGCGTTAGCTTCTCCACCACCACCCGTTTGCGTGATAAGAGCGGATTCACTTTTCGCGTTAAATAGCAGTAAAACTGAAACGAGTATTATAATAAATTTTTTCACGGTATCTCCTTAAGAACAAACCTCTACCAATGCAGTAGAACTCTCGGCACTACTAGCAATGATTCCGATAGCCAGTGTTGCGAATGTACTCAGACTACGGTTATCTCCAGGTTCTAATTTACTGTGACTTGTATCCGCAACCGCAACGCCATCAGCAGGGTCCCAAAAGATTTCATTGGCTCCAATGTTTTCGATGTAAATTGCTTTTGTGTCTCTAGTAAATGTAACTTGTGTATTGGTATCACTGACACTTACTTGTGTGACAGCATATTGAGAACACTTAACCATCTGTTCCAAGGTGATGTCATCTCCTCTTTGGGCTGCAAATGCAGATTTAATACAAGCTGCACACATTAAACCAATGAAGAATCCAATTGCTAATTTCTTCCAGTTAATATCCCATAAATTCATTTTAGTCTTCCTCCACAGTATGGTAAACCACAATAGTGGCATCATCAGAAGCTTGATTTTCTACGTCAACATCTAAGCCTTGATTAGTGTCACCTTCTACGTACTGACCATTTAATTTATCAGTAACGGGCGTACCGTCATTAGGTACAATTGCGCCTAAGACATCTTTGTTGTCTTCAAAGCGTACTAAAAAATCGGCTGCTGCTGTTCCTTGTTGAGTAATCACAACTCCATACACACGGTACCGTTTCCCTGCACCTGGGGCAGCAAGTATTTCTATATCATCTGCACCAGCAACAACGTTCACAACCTTAACACTTAGATTTACTCTTCCTACATTTCTTTCTTCAAACCGATTTGACATTTCGTTCTCCTTTTAAACTTCTTCTCCAATAACTGCAAAAAATCCGTCCCAATCAGTACTATTACTAGCACCTAACTCAATTAATTTTATTGCTGGTGCTGTACCATCTCCAATATCAGTTTCTAAATCATGTGGAATAGGCACAACAATATTTTGAAATGCTTCACCTCGTATTCCAATTACTGCGATATCTTTCAGTCCTCCATCTATATCTATTTGTATTTTAAGTATTACATCTTTAGCAGCAACACGATTCAATATAAAACCTGTAATAGAAAAAATTCTTACATGTTTATTGTTAGCAGGAATCCATACGTTAACTGGAAATGTTGTATCTTCATCTATAAATCCATTTTTAATTGTTTTAGCCATTATATTTCCGTTCCATTAAATGATATTATAACTTCTTTATCAGTATCACCTGATATACTGACAATTTCAACTACTACTCCAGAAGCAGCTTTAATAGGAGAAAAAATTCCAAATGGTTTAAATACATAGTTGTTTTTATTAACTGTATGAAATCCAAATTTATCTTTAACAACTCCACCAATTCTAAATTCAAGCACCATCTTAATATTATCAACCGATCCTGCTTGCCAATTTTCGATATATAAATTCTTTCCTGTTGCAACAGTATGTGAAACAAGTGTAGTTGGATGTGATGATGGAGAAGTCGCTACAAATTTATTAACTTTTGTTCCAACATCAAATGTTTTAATTGTTCCTGAAAAGTCTGCTGTTGATTTAACATCTAATCGTTGTTTTGAACCATCAGTTGTAACTGTAACAATTTTACCATCTGGACCTACAATTCCTATTTGTTTAGGCATTATTCATCTACCTCATATCCTTGAGCTACAATTTTAAATTGGTCAATCGTTGTCAAATTATCATTAACCGTGAATCTTAAAAAATCACTATCAGAGTCAACTAATTCAAATGCAGTACCAACTGCTGCGATATCAAAAGTTACCTGAAATAAATCGGTTGAGGCAGAAGTTAATGAAATGCCTCCCCCTCCAAAAGAAAATTGTGAATTAAGTTTAATATTACCAAAGGCTCCTATATCTCTAATTGATTCTCCACCTTCTTGTACTTCAACAGCAACACCATTCGTAAGTCCTCCAGTAATTCCACCAAACTTAAGAAAAGAAATACCTTGATCTTGTATTACAATTATAACTCTATGAACGAAAAACTTTTTTCCTGAATTTGGAACGATATTAAATACAACAGGAGTACTTGAACCATCAATATTTAAATCACTACTAGATCCACTGTCTACAGCAGGTTCGGCAATAAATGTTCCAGGTCTTACTTCAACAGTAGTTTCTATATTGGTTATATTAGCATCTACAGCAAGGCGTTCAAAGGTACCATCATTGATTACATCTACTACAACTCCATCTTCATTAACTACGATGGTTCGATTTGTTGCATCTGGATCACTTGCAAACACACTCGTTGCGTATAAAAATAAGCACACTATTAGAGTGTTTGTGCATAAAACCCCGAACCGCATAAAATTTATCATATCTCCCCCTATAGGAAAGGGAGAAGCCGAAGCCTCTCCCATTTTATCCTATTTAGACATCAAAACCTTCGATTGTACTATACACGTCTTGCGCTACTAGAGAACGATTCGTGCGAATAACACGAACAGTACCAGTAGATGTTACAGGAACTTCTCTAGCTGGATCAAATACAACGGTTTGAGTCGGTGTTGATGGACTCGTAAAACCCGTTTTAACCGTTACTAAAGATGCAATTGGACCAGTTTGAATTTCAAACTTTCCAGCACGACCAGCAGCAAAAGTCACGCTCTTAAGAAAGAACGTAGTACCAACTACTGTGTAATCGTGATTGCTTGTTGCAGCAGCAGCTACAGCAGCAGCAGTATCGTAATCGTGGACTTCGTTAGAACTGACGATTTGGTCAGTATCTTGTACGAAGATAGGATTAGTTTCACTGTTTGCACTATTGTCTTTGCTGATTGGCACCGCATTCGCATTTGTGAGTGCATGTGCAGCCACATCTACTTGTGCTTCACCACTTGAATTGATAGCTAGACGTTGTGAATCAGTCGTAGCATCAACAATGACATTCAATACTTTTCTATCTAATGTCATACGAGCTAAACCAACATCACCTTCATCTACGCTATCAGGCGTGGTTTCATCTGCCAAATAACCTACTGGAGTCACGGAATCAACAGCTACCGTAAACGCTGAGTCATCGACCGCAGACGTACCTCCTGTAGAAACACTTTCAACAATTTCCACTTTCAAAGCACCTGTCGCATTGACCTGCAATGGCGCGTAATCACCGTCAGTATCAACTAACGACGTGTCCGCATCTCTACGAACTGAAAGCCCTAATACTCCGACATCACCAGTAGTATGAGCAGCATCCTCAGCTTTACCTAAGTTTGTAGCACCTACACCTGGAATAACACTGGTTACATCTACATCACCAATATCAACGCCAGAATTAGCACCCAGGATCACATTCAATTCACCAGAGCCTGTGACTGTAGCAGTGTCAGTTCCATCACCGATTTGTACTTCTACCGGATTTGCAACTGCAAAACCAAAGTCGTTCGTACCATCATTGAGACGCACTGGCTGATTCGCATCAGGATCAGAAGCGTTAGCACTCGCTAATGGCAATAACACAGTCAGCAACAACGCTAACATTATTTTCTTTATGTTCATTTTGTTTCTCCTTTTTTCCCCCAATGATTTTACGACGTTTTATAAGCTATAATAAAGCCTTTTGCTGTCTTACCTGTTTTTGTATGAACTTGTTTTAAAGTAACGGTTTCACCTACCGCCAGTAAGAATGGAGTAGGTACAAATTGATATACCACATTCGGTGCTTGATGTGAAGTACGTTTGATAATAGTTTTAGTACCTACACCATCTGGAAGCTCGAACTTCCAGGACCCTGTATCATTTGAAGTACCTATTGCAGCACTTACAAAAATACTTGCTGACTCTGTATTGGTTAAAGACACGATATCATTATCTCCAACAACTGAAGACGCTAATTCACCCTCAGCCAAGATATTGCCCATGTTCGCGCCTAACGAAGCCAATAAAGATATGACTGTATTAAGCAAGGGTTTTAGATTATACTCTAACCACTCATTATTACCAGACATGTTTATTTAGCCTTTGGTTTTTTAGCTGCTTCCTTTTTCAATGCGATCTTAGCACACTCCAGAATCTTGCCAACACGACTTGATTCCGTACCCATTTCAAAGTTTATAGGATAATGAGAATTGAAGTCCACAATCCAACCCACAGGATCTTCAGGGTTCTCACGTGCTGCGATATCATAAAGTTCCCTACACTTTGTTACCAAATCTTCGGGCATGGTAGCAAAATGAGGTTCCTTAAAATGTTGCTTCACCTCATTGATATGACCTTCTACTGTTAATTCCCTGGTATCTTTCACTGGTTCAGTCATTGTTCCCCTCTTTCAGTTCATTTTCAAAATGAACGTTCCAATCTTTAGCAACTGCGGTCCAAGAAAATGATTTCTTAGCTTTATCACTAATCATTTTTCTATCACAGTCAGTTCTTAAGAATGCAATCAATTTATCTCTAAAAGCTGTTAATACTTCAAGGTTGTTCTTAGGATTACCTTTTATCCTATTAATGCTGAATAAATTAGTCTCAGCCAACGCAGCATAGTCAGTAGTGAGGGGGACACATCCTGCTACCTGCGACTTCATGGCTGAGATACAACTGATCTCCTCAAAGTGACAGGGATAAGCAAAGATGCTGGCTGACTGATATTCCTTAGCCAGTTCTAATTGTCCTATGCGCCCATGCTCAAACACACCATCTAGATCGTACATGAGCTGCATCATTTCTGACTTCCAACGTTTAAAGGGAGCGTCTTGTCTGAGTGAATCAAACGTCCCCCATCCATAATAAATATGGAGTTCTGCTTTAGGAACGGCTGCTTTTACTTCAGGCCAAATCTTAAGCAGATGCTCCAACCCTCGGTCATAAGAACTTGTGTAAATAACTTTATTAGGATCACGTTTTACTGCGGTCTTAAACTGATCCAAGTCCACGCCATTGCGTGTGACAATTGTAATGTCTTGGAGATTCTTTGGTAACAAACTTTTGTGGTATTGACTCAAAGCAAATATCTTATCAACTTTCTTGAGACGTTCGTTCGTGAACCAGAATTCCTGGGGAACGTCATGTAGCCATAAGAATGTCTTCTCGGCTTTGAAATTGTAGTCATCTAGATAATGCGGAATACGCCATAATACCGCAATATCAAATACTTGTCCACGATGTAAAGTAGTGTGTCTTTTCCATCTCACACCCTTGTATATGCATTCATACGGTACCTGTGACCAAACCGTGACATTGTGTTTTAATGCAGCCAACTCTTCGGTCAAATAAATCGTAGCTTCTTCACTACCACCAATACCTGTGTAGATACTAAGTGGTCCCCAATCTTCGTGTGAGCCTCCACAAATAAATGCTATGTCCAACTTATAAATTGTATCGGAAGAACTATAACAAATATACAACATCTTATTTGGAAGTGGTGTAAGCATCCAAACATATTTATCTTGAAGCACCGTTTCTAGTCTCGCCACATTCAAAGGATAAACACCATCTCGATAATAATGTGGTGTAGTTAAAATAATTTGTTCAGGATTATGTTGATATTCCAATTGTTCTAAAGTATTACGTAAGTCTCCATCACTATGAAACATGTTATCTAAAATCAACATGTCTCCTTGCTCTTTATTTTCAAACGATTGTTTATTGTATCTAACAATTTTTGTTTTAGGTAACTTGCTTCCCAACCAATTCATCAACAATTCATCAGGTGTATAAAGAATAATAGTCTCAGGTTTAAACTTCAGGATATCATTAAACATCATCAAGTACTCAGGACTGATCTCAACTTTAGGATCGAGTTTGCTGTTCAGATCCCGTACACTGGCTTTAAAAACTCGGTCTTTGAAAGTATGTCCATAGGCATGTTTGAGATGTTCTATCCTTGGATCGTCTTCGTGAGTAATAGGGATAGCCGATTCAACTAATCTACATGCTTTAAGGACATCACCTTCTTCAACCAAGTAATCCCCAAGTGTCTTAACTGCTGCTGCAATGTCCTCTTCTTTGATAGTGCGTAGACACGTAAGTTTGATAGTCTTAATACGTGCATTCTTGGGATCATATTCAAAACATTTGTCGCAGTATTTAATTGCACTCTTAACTTTATGTTGTTTCCAACTGGCTTCGGCTAATAATAAATTCGGTGTAAAGAGATTGTGTTTGTCGTTAATAAGCGTCATTGTATGAGGTTGCTCAGTCTTTAAAGCTAAAGAAGCGAACTGCTCACACTCAGGCCACTTTTCCATTGCATAATAAGCTGTGGCGACCGCAATATAACCAATCGGAAAATCTGGTTTATATTGAATTGCTTTGTAACTCCAATCCAGAGCCTTTTGGTTATCGCCTTGAAGCATATAAAGGTCAGCAATACGTGTACTGGCTAGACACTGTTCTTCATCCCATCCACTTAAATCCACATATTGTAAATAGAATTTGAGAGCCTTGTCATTCTTCAACAACTTGAACGCCTCACCTAAGTAGAACAGAGTCCTGGGATCGGGTTCCTTGCCTTGTCGATGAAGATCATACAACAGGGTCTTCGTATTCCTCATTACCGAATCATTCTTGCGTGTACTGCCTATTGTAGTGACATGCTGTACGTGACAATCAATAGGATCTACGTTAATATATTTGGTTTCAATATCTGGCACCAGGACTTCGTGGAGTATCCCCTGCCACCGGAACTTACCGTTGTTGGGTAACACGCGTTCCCTATAATGCTCAGTAAGTGATATTCCGTTTTCATCTTGCTCATACTTATAAAGTAAATGAATGCCAGTTTGTTTCTGTGGATCTAGATTAAGATTGATAATGTCTTTGAGCTTATTCGCACCTACTAAAAGATCGTCTCCGTCTAACCAGATAATGAAATCTTTGGTAGGTTTAGTAAATGAATAAGTTCTGGCTGCACCGAAATCAAATATCTTCTCGCCTTCTTTGACTTCAACTCCGTGTTCCTTAAAAAACTTTACGTGTTCTGGTCCAAGAATTCGACAAAACCGATCTCCTTCTTCAAAGACTTTGGCACCATAAGACTTTGCGATTTCAACAGTTTTATCCGTTGAACCAGTATCAACGACAATGATCTCGTCTACAAGTGATTTCGTGGTTTCTAACAATGCCGGTAAGTTGGCTTCTTCGTTTTTTGCTATCATAACCAACGAAATCGTAAATTTTTTATCAACCATGCTGCCCCCCAATACGTGCTTTGGTATAAATTTTATAAAATGCTGAATACCCTGGATTCTTACCTTTGCTATCAATACGGAAGAAATCAGGATCAACCATTTCCAACAACTTCTTCACAGTCTGTGGCATACTGCCTTGCCACATGTGTAACTTGGCTTTATCGTGACTAAAGCCTTTTGCATTTGCTAAAACTGCTTTGTGTCGATCTATATAGAATTCAAACTCTTTAACTTCTTGTGGATACCATTTCATCCACCATTCAATTGCTGTGGTAATAGCATCTTCTTTGCTTTTAGGTCTTGCGTATTGTTTAAAAGCTTGAAATACTTGATGATCCTTAAGACCCTGTAACACTTCAAGTTCTTCTTGTTGTAGATACTGTAAATAAAATTCCTTGTGTTCTGCAATTTCCTTGGCATCAGGATGATCGCTAATTAATAGACCATCAGGATATCTAGGTCTTTTATCTACGTTTCCTGCGTTTTCTTCTCCCACGCCTCTTAAATCCCCCAATTCTTGATTTACGTGTACCCGTCATTTTAGATCCACCCCTACGCCTTCTAGGGACGCTATGACTAGGCATTATTATCTACGTCCCATCTTACGAAAAGGCACACCTCTTGGATTACCCATTTTCTTACGACCCTTTTTCACGGGTTGTGGACCATTACCTTTTCCTACCTTTTTAACATTTCTTAGAATTCCAGCCATGATTATTTTCCTTTCTTTTTCCCCTTACGTCTAAACATACTAAAACAAATTGCTGCTGCTTGAGATGAATCTTTAGCCGTTCCTTCTCTAATTACTTGAGGAATGCAACGACTTACAAAATCTTGCTTCGACTCGCGTTTACTTGGTGTCGGCATTTCAATCTCCTAATAAATAGGCTGGTCAAGGTGGTAGCGACCCAACGCCATTTAACTTACTCGTCTATCGGCATCTAGTAAGCACCTACTGTAAGTGTTGGGGAGTTTTGTATCAGGGAACTCCCCGAAACCTGCTTAAAAATATGACTTAATTTTAGCTGGTAGCTAAATTAAGAACCATACCATTGGTTTTCTCTTCGTGAACCTCTAGAGTACCTTGTGTCCAGATCATCCCTTGACGGGCTTTTCCAGTTGGGGCAAACTCTACAGCTTGTGGTTCGGAATTGATAAGATATGCAATCTTATGAAAGTCAGGTTGGTATCCCACAACTGCATCGGGAACCTCTGTATTCATTTCATGAGATAACTGAATCTCATAATCACCGTAATCCGTGATGATGGTATCAATAGGAATTGAAAGCGTCCTATTACCAATCACGATATCACGTCTGTTAGCTGAATCGAAAGAAGCAAAATTTTGAGAAATTCTACTCTTTTGAAACGAACCAACGAGAGCCACACCACCCAGGATTTCACTGTTGATCCATACATTACGAGCAAGCTCGTTAAAGATGGATGCAGACAATAATTTGCCTGAGAAACTAGAACCGTCTTTGTACGTTGAGATGAAGGCAATCAAGCCATTCATTCGACGTGCAGCAGAACCAGTTCCAGAAGCTAACGTACCGAAAAGTGCAGCGTGCTCTAAATCTTTCTTAAGAGCAATGGTTTCTTTGACTTTGTGGTAGGACCACGGATCAGCAAAACCATGATGCTTTACATTCAGTTGCGACCAGGAAATGCGAAACGGCTCTTCAAGAATCTGAGTAACGTTTGAAGCTTTGGTAGGATCTACCGGCTTCGTGTAAGTTGGGTCTGCACCCTCAACTTGCGCGTTATCTCCAGAGTTCTCTAGAGTGTCTTGCAACCACGAATGAGCTGTGTCAGTAGCGTTCGGGGCTACTCCGATATTACTAATAAACGGAGTCTTTCTGATTGCGACGTTAGCAATTAGGTCACGTACATCCTCTACTCTTACGGTAGAGTCGTATGTATATTGCTTTGGCATCGTTTAATTCTCCTTCCCTTTAAAGTCAGGTTTATTCGGACTGTTCTTTGAGCTGTCTTTCTAATTCAGAAATCGTAGCCCAAGTATCTCTCGCATCACCACCATTGACTTCTTTGGTGGCAGCACGAAGTTTGAGATCCTCAATCCGTCGTTTGAGAGCAGCTATTGGATCATCAGGTGTACCCTTCGTATCCTTGCCATCTTCGCTTACACTTTTGAGAGCAAGCTCCTTCTCCTTCTTAGATTTTGCAGCTAAATCCTCAGTCTCTTTTACGCCTTTTGATGCAGCCCCAGCTTCTTGGTCAGCTTTCGCTCCACCAACAACTGCGTAAGAAGCTTCTAGAGCCTCTTCCACTGTATCATAGACTCCTTTAAGTCGATTAAATTCTTTATCGAATTTAGTAAGTACGTCATCCTTCAATCCTGGATGCGCTGACTTAAAGGTATTATAGACCGCATCAACATCCTTGTTTCCAAGTTTGTCAACCTTAACTGATAGTGGATTGGTTTCCTCACGCACGACCCTGCGAATCGCGTTATGAAGTCCCTCTTTTTCCACCAAAGACTGAAACGTATCATTATCTTCGATACGCTGAGAAGAACCAGCTACCACTTCACGCAACTTGTCTCTGTCTTGTGAAATCGTCTCCAGTTCATTCTTTAATCTAAGAGCCTCTTCAGTAGAACCTTGGTATTGACGATTAAGAGTATCGAGTTTACCTGTCAACTCTGTAACTGTCTTTTCCAAAGTACCTGACTGATTTGGATCAACCTGACCTTTGGGATCAGTTTTTCCTTTACCGGCATTCGGCTTATCACCGGCTTCAGGGTTACCAGTTTTATCTGGCTCCTTTGTAGTTTCTGTTTCTTTACTCATTGTTTTTATTTCTCCTTAAGTTAGGACTTACGGTTGCCCTTTAAGTTCCCCTAACAACTGTTAAACGTTTTTCTGGTTCTCAAAAAATTCATTCTTCTCTTTAAGTTGTAAACCTTTGTCTTGATTTTTAGCATTCTGTTCTAGAAAGCGTTGTGCTGCTGCTCCAGCTTCAAAGAAATGCTTAGGTGATTTCTGCGCCCATCTAAAGCCGATCAATCGACCTTGGTGCAAAATAAACTCTCTAACTTTCTTATCCTTGACAATACCTGGAAGCTCTTTAAAGTAAACAATGCTTTGAAGAAATCCAATCTTCTTGTAATAATTAGCATCAATGTTTTGACCAGCTAAACCCTCGGCTTCTTTCGCTATGAGTTTGTCAATCAACTCAACAACCAACTTCCAACCCTCTGAATCTATTAAACGTTCAATCACCTCAGCCTTACGTGTTGCTTCAATCAACTGCTTATCTGTTACTGTTTCATTTTGTTTAAACATTTGCTACCCCCTTTAGTTTACTTCACAGCCAATATGTCTACTTAGACTTGACATATTAGAAATTATTTGTTCTGGGCCTAATTGCATTTCCTTGTGCTCTTACACCAGGATTGCCGGTGTTTTGTAAGTTACCATTAATTGCCGGTGTTCCAGGTCCACCTGCTTGTCCACCCTGACGTGCAAGTTGTTGGGCTTGAAGTTGTTCAATCTGTACGAGCTGAGCAATGCGTTCATTAAGTTTAGTCAAGTATTCATTGAACTCTTCGAGCATATTGCCAACAGATTTATCTTTATCAGAAATACCATTCAAAATCCGTTTACTGGTGGATTCGTGGAACCTAAGTTTAGAACGTAAGTCAATCAATGACTCAGCTTCTACGATCTCAACACTTTCACCTTGACCTGCCATAAAGAATGCGAGTTCATCAATAGGAGCTACGGGTTCATCAGGAATCCTGATAATCTTCTCCACACGTTTAGGAAGAATGTTTTCAAGGATTGCTTTATCCAATTCAATTTGGTCAATGTGTTCAGCATTCTGCCACAATGGTTTCAATTGAATGAGTTGCTGTAATTCAATTTGTCTGTTACCGAAGAATGTTGAAGTCGTTACTTTCACATCAAATCCTCCAAGAATGTTAAGAAGACTTTCTTTACGGAAATCTAGACCACGACGACCTGCACTTCGTAACACAAACTCCTCGTCTCCAAAAACTTGCAAGAGATAGAGTATACGACTTCCGAGATTACCATGTTGATTGAGTACACCATTGACAATCATGGAATTACCGGATTCCTGTTGATTAAAAATACTAATCACTGTACTAGCCGGTGTATCTTTATTTGAACTTGTAAGGACTTTGTTGAGATCCGCGACTCCAGTTCCCTGAGAAAATACAGATGTTAATCTGTCTTCTTCGTTAATGCTTAGGAACTCCATGTTCTGAAATTGCAGTACACTCATTTGGTCAGACACTCTGCCATCGTCACCGTGAAATGGATGTAATGCTCCTGGTTCACTTACATAAGCATGATCCTCGATGATCTTGTCAATGTTAACTAGGAACTGAGGATTGACTTTAAGTTTAACTGCGTCTCCGCGTTGATTATGGAGTTCATTGATTTCATATTGAATATCAATAACTGGGTCCAAAACACCCCAAGGCGTTAGACCATGAAGTGAACGCGAGTACTGTACATCAATAAAAGGATAGTCAGGAAGTAAGACAGTCTCCGCTCTTAAAATAACACGTTCTTCTGAGATACTACAACGAATGAATTCTCGTTTACCATCTCCGTCAATATCAAACCAACCCCACCAATGTGTGATCTTATATTTGGTCTTGGGTGCGAAAGTAGGTTCTTCAATATCTTCGTCTCTACGTATTTGTGGTACTTTGGCATCAGTCGCTAGTTCATCAAATCCGTGCGGATCTTTCTCAGACACTTTATCAAATGAACCTGGATCATAAACATTACGTTGTTCGTTCTCCCAGATAGATTCCGGTGTCTCGTCTTCTCTGAAACCAGCGTAATCACATTCCCATTTTTGCAAACGTTTGCAACAAGGATCATAAAAGAATCCATCTACGACATCAATGGATTTAACAAAAGGTTGAGAGGTCTTATATACTCTCTTCACATATTTAAGAATAGCACGCTTTTCTTTATCACGTTCGACTTTACCTTCTTTGTCGCGCATAGCTTCACGCCAGAGCACTTCTTCTTCACGAACCATCCAACCGTAGTGATAAACACCTAGACCATACTTAACTGTACTACGCAGACCTTCTTCACTGGTTTCGTAGAATCCGATACGATCCATAGTATTGTTTAAAAGAGTTTCGGCAGAGAACGCGAATTCATGGTCTTCGGAAGTACGTCCAATGACAGTAAAAGGTGAAGCCAATCTATTGCCCCAGAAAGCTTCGTGTAAAACCGAGGTCTTGGTTTCAACTGCATTATAAGAGAACGGCAAGAAAGCGTGGGTTTGCCAAATAGCTCTGTTCTTATCAAGATAAGATTTATTTCGATAGATTGCATTGATCTCCAGCAAGCGTTCACGTCTCGGACGATAGGCATCATAGAATTGATTGATAGACTCTGTTACCCTGGTAATCAGTTTTTGCTGAAGCTTGCGCCTCTTGAGCATGTCCGTGATATCAACAATCTTTTTTACTTCCAACAAATTTGTTTCAGGCATCAAAACTCCTATCAAATTTTTCCTTTAATTTTGTAATCCATTTTTCATTCGGATTTCTTCGGCGTTCTTCTTCAATGATTTCTACAGCCATCTTAACACGTTGATCTTCGGTTACTGGTTTAGGTTTTCTCATTATCTGTAAAAAGCTTTCTTAGAAGCGAATCGTGCTTGCTGTGCCATGAATCTTGCAGCACTCGGTATTTTTACTGGAATCAAATGCAGAACATAAGCAAGTGCATCTATTAAATCTTTGGTACTACCGTGTGGAAACCGACGCAATTCTTTAGCCAATTCAGCCATCCAACGCTTGAGAAAGAATTCACCTCTTTCAAATAAAGGAATCAATCCCCGAATCCTGGCATCCTTGGCAACACCTTTTGTTCGTATCTCTTTAACATTCAATCGAATACCTTTTACTTTAGCGGTTTCTTTTAAATTATGTAAGCCTTGAATTTGATAAGCATCTGATTCCCAAGCCACAGTCAAACAATTCCATTTCTCACTCATTTTAAATACACACTTAAATAATTCGGATTCCTTAGCTCTTGAAAACAATTCATAGTCTAACACATACTTATTAACACCAGAGCTGTCAACACCCACTACCATCACCACGCCACGATCTTTAGACTGAGAATCTATCTTCTTAGCTGTGATTGGATCGACAATAATGTATTTCTGTAAATAGATTTCGTTGCCGTTTATATCTCTTGGCAAGTCCACATAAAACTTAATCCAAACATTCTTGAATTCCTGTTGTTCTTCAGGTACGGGATCAAGTAGATACTGAGCACTGAAAATATAGGCTCCTTGACTTACTGCAATTTCATTCAATTTTTCTTCCGTAAACATTTCAGGCCAAATAGGTTTTCCATTTGAATCATATACGGGTTGAATAAAGGTTCTAAAAGTCTTAAGAATCTCTGGTTCTTTTAAATAACTGTAAAGATCGCTATCCGTGTATGGCGTACCTACAACAACAAACCTACCAGCTTTCGGATTGATGATACTTAAGAAATATTTATAAGCGTTAATTACTTTAGAGCATTGCTCAGGAGTTGTAGAATTCTCCGGTGTAACCATATCATCCATACTGATTTCACCGAAATGCTTACCGGTGACCGTAGCATCCACACCCACAGCTTCCACAGTACATTGAGGATAATTCGTTGTACGTTTAACGTTAAACTGCGTTTCAGCCCATTTGTTTTTACGGTCATTGAATATATCGTCTGGCAGAACATGACTGTATAAATCTCTGAGTTCTGCGTTGCCTTCTAACTCTGCTCTTATAGTACGGGCTGTACCCTTACTGAGTTCGAGTGTACCTGAAACCACTAAACTACAGAGTTCGGGATCATGTACTAATCTCCAAATCCGGTAGAAAATAGTGGCTATTTGTGTCTTTAAATGATAACGAGGAACCTGTACAAATGCGTTAGCACCAATGTTTTTGCAAGTCCGCATGAATCGACAGAGATCGTGATGAACCTTAGCCCATTTAACTGGTATCTGTCCCCATGATTCCGCGTGTAAGACTTCTCTACAAAACGCTTCAAAATCATAACGATAAGTAAACAAGCGTTCTGCACGTCTTAACTGCATGATCTTGGCTTTCTTCTCTTCATCGAAATGCGTAAATTGTTCAGGAGTGATGTCTTTCAGTTGCTTTCTTAGATTCCTGATTTTTTGCCAAGTCTTCATTGTAACCCCTTAACTAGATGTTGCAACTCTTTAGGATATTCACATAGAACCGCTTTTTGCTTAAAGTTCTTATTCGTGGGATGTGCTTGTATTAATTCTGCGTAAGGTAAATCAAATATATCATTTACCCAAGCAATTCCATTAAAATCATTAGCATGCGAATAAGTAAGTACCTTACGCAATATAGCTTCTCTTGATTTAGTCCAAGTAAAGTGATGCAAAATAAATTGTTTATGCAACTTTGTAGGAGCTACCTGCAACATCCTGCGATCCGTAAATTGGACTTGACTAGGCTTCACAGCTATTGTGCTGTAATGACTAGAATTAGGATGTAACTTATGATTTTGTTTCCAGTAAGTGATAACTGGTACCGACCAAGCATTGCCAAGATTAACGGATAAGTAAAATTTTAACTTCTCAAAAACATCTTTGGTAAAATATTCATCTGGATCTAATATAAAAACTAAGTCATAATCTTGTAAATGTTTAAGACCTGCATTGCGTTGCATACTTTCCCCATTCCATTCTCCAGGAATCACTTCAACCCCTAATGACCTCGCAATATTACCAGTTTCATCAGGTTCTTGCATTCCTGAATAAGAACTCGTTGAGTGCATTAACAAGATTTTATCTACCAAGGGCTTGTAATGATTAATAAAATGTTTAATAAACCATTCTTCTTTGTAAGCTATGGTAAGTATAGCTGTCTTCATTTACCCTGTTTTAGCTTCCTGAAATACACAATCAACATATCCAGACTGTAATCATCGTTCCAGCCTTTAGGATCTTTGAAAGCATCTCCAATTGATTTTGGTCCCCACTGTGCTTCACTGTTAAATACCGCCCATCCAAAGTCAATCAAATACAACCAACCGTCTTTGACCGTAAAATTGGCAGGACGTATATCTCTGTGTAAAATACCAGAAGCTCTGAGTGTGCGTCGAATCTCTTCGAGTTGATGTTCCCAGTTCACAGGCAAGTTCTTACCTGTAACAAATTCCCCTACATTCTCTAATCTAATTGTAAAGTTGTCTACAAGAAAAATTACTTTTGGAACATGTGTACTTAACCTAAGATATTGAAGTTTTTGGTATTCATTGCGAATAAGATTGAAAGATAAAAACTTGACCTGCTTTTTAATAACAAATTTATCGTCTATATAGACTTCACTGGTGTTTCCTTTAATGAGTGACATAAGAATAATGTTCTTTCTTTTCCCCCTGGACCAGCACTAGAACCAATAGGTTGTACTGAATCAAATTTCGATTTTTGTTTAACCCACTCTATTGTATCAGTATCAGTAGAGAGCCAATCCGAACCACACATCCCATCACCCTTTAAAGGCATCTCCAAAAACATAACTCCTACATTTCCTAAATCAGCAAGAAACATTTCTGCTTTTTCTTTGCCGATCCAATTCAAAATATTCATGGCAAACACAATATGCCAATCTGAGTTCTTACAACTTGCATCCCAATACTTTTTAAGAGTGACTTTCAGTTTGTACTCTTTATCAAATTTTGCTAACACAGCTATGAATACTTTTGCTGCTTGCAAATCACGTTCAATACTTAGAACAGATGCCCCTGCCTTTGCAGCTTGAAAAGTAAAGTATCCTGTAGAACAACCGTAATCCAAAACCAGTTTATCTTTCCAGTTCCCAACTATTGCGTCGATCTTTTCCCAGCGCTTAATACTTGCATCTCGACGATGACAAGGGAGTTTGTCATAACCTGGAAATGGAATGGGATTGTACGTGTGTCCCTGGGTTACGGTACTGCCAGGTGATTGTGTGCTTCCGAGTTCCTGTACGTATTGTTTAATTAGATCAGTCTCCATTTAAAAACCCCTGTACGACCTTATGCATCAATTTTTCTATGAGAAAGAATTCGGAACGGCTAATGTATACATGTTTCATGTGAACTAAACCAATAATTTTAATATTCTCTCCATCTTGCCAAACTTCAAGATTTTCTATCTTAGCTAGTAACTTTTGCATCTTGTTTGCGTTTCCAATCTTTCATAATCTCGACTTCATTCAAAGCAAAGTAATTGGTAGGCACGGCATCAAAATTGAAGTCAGGCCACTTTTGAAGCATGTGTTTCTGATTGTTTCTACATGTTTCCAGACGTTTCAAAGAAGCTTGTTCCATCTTACCCCAGATATCGTTGATGGTGACACCACCTTGATGCACAGCAAATATCTTTGGAGCCAGTATACGACTGTAACCCAGCAAAGCGCAGCGCATAAACAAATCGTAGTCTTCATAACTATTCTCCAGGTTCTCGTTTAGACCACCTACAAGTTCGTAGAGTTTTCTAGGAATCATAAATCCCCAGCCACAATCGGCTTTGGGTGTGAGAGAGACTATTCCTAGTCTACGAGATTTGGTAATCCATTCGTACCAACCTGGCAATGCAATGACATCGTTATTGGAAACTACTAAGTAATCCCCATCTGTCACTTTTAATCCAATATTGACATTAGCAGCAAATGTATTATTACTACTTTGTACAAAGACATGTACATCTTTCGGTGCAAACTTACGGTAACTATCTACCGCATTTGAGGTAATTTCATCATACTTGGGATCAGGAAGTCTGGGAATGATAACACTGACTTTACTCACTGGACTCCTTGGCGTTCTCATCGTGTACTTCAAGATGGTTCTTTTTACAATACGCGCACGCAAGCATTGACACTTTAACTGTGTTGCCATTCTTCAAGACGTGGGAATGCACTTGTTCCAGTGCGCCCACCGTACTTGGATCTAATCCACAAACACTACATGTCGGTCCTGCCATAATACCCCCTGTGTTACTTAATTAGAATTTCTTTACGCCATCGTTGTGTCGATCATCAGGAACAGTAGTAGGTTTGGTATTAGCAAAATCTACTTTATTTCCCATAGATCCCATTTTAGTTCCCATGAGCATACCTTTGTCCTTAACTTTACCAGTTGCTTGCTTAGTTGTGTGACTTCCATGACTACTTCTACGTTTTACATGCTTTGCCATTTTAGTTTAATCCTCCAAATCGTTCAAATAGTTTATCGGGATTGCTTTCTTCTACATCTTTCACGGTATCCGCATTCCACATACCGAGTCTTGATCCCAGTAACTTGATCTTGCCATCTTTAAGTCTTAGATAACGTGCCAAGTCCTCTGGTCCCAAATCTCCCCCGTCTATCATACTGTTGATACGATTTAGGTCATTAATCAATTCTTTGATAATATCATCTGGCTTTAACTTCGCCACGGCTTTATCATCTGCATTAAGGAGCCGAGTCAATTCCTCCATAATCTCTGGAGTCCCCATATCTCTGTGTGCGTTCAATCCATGAGACTTCTCGGTTTGATTCTTGA